CTCAGGTGCTGAGGCGCGTCGCGATGGGCCCCCAGCTAAGCCTTGACGGGGTTAGGTTCTGTATATCTCAACGTCAAGTGTCCTCTGGCTCCCTCCCGCGACCGGTTTCGGTACCTACCCCCAGACCACGTCCCCTTGACTGTGGCTTGGTGGCCTGCGTGAAGGATGTCACCTTCATAACAGTAAGATGCTTCTTACAGCAGTAACCATTAAGTCACTCAAGGGAGTGACAAATTGCTCTTAATCTAACACAATGTTAAATCAAGTAAACAACTGGTTAATTGCCGGAGGAGGTATCAAGAAGTTAACTAGCTTCTTGGTACTCCTGTTTGGTGTGGGCGCATTGGCCGACCTCAGTCGGTCAATTCGCTCCCTCTACCGCAACAATGGTGCTGAATTCACTGTCCTGTATTTGAAAGAATGCAAGAGAGTGGTTGAGCACTTTTGTTGTGGTGGGGCTCTTGCTAATACCATTAGTCCGCCATTCGTTGGCTTGAGAAAGGGTTTACCCTCTTTCTTGCCAGCGGACCTGAGAAAACGCATCAGAGGTGGGGACAGGGTGGGCATCATGCTTACTCTGACCCTCCTAGGGCTCTATCGGGGACTCTTAGTCCCCCCTAGAGTCAAGGTCGAGACTATCACCGATGGTTATGCTGGAGAAGCAGACCATCTGATGGGATTCTCGGACACCGTTGAGCGCTTTCTCAGCCATCTGCAGATAGGGAAACTCAAGAAACCCCGACTGTGGTTAAGTACCAGCGTGGGTCCTCATGGGATGATGGGTAGTGTTAGTGCCGTCAGAGATGCAGCCTCGCTGGTCTCTGGCGTTCACAACACCATCCGTTCATTCCAGGAGGACTACGCGGGTGCAGTCTATGGGCGTAAGTACAGAATCTGGTTTAAGATACAGGTCAGGTTCTTTGCATGCGTCCATTGGATACTTTTTCCATTATGGAACGCGCAGTCTGGCGTTACCTCTTGGCTTAGCCGTCTCCATCGTATTGAGGAGCCGGCTGGGAAGGTTCGTATTGTCGCCATAACCGATTATTGGACTCAGCTTCTTATGAGGCCTGTCCATAATCTGGTTTTTGACGTCCTACGAGAAATCCCTCAAGATGGTACGTTTGATCAGGAAGCCTGTGTAGCCCGCCTCAAGGATTCGATCCTTTTGAGGTTGGGTAAGCATGGTAAAGAGTTTACCGTTTACTCATATGACTTGTCCTCTGCGACTGATCGGATGCCAGTGCACCTGTACCAGGAGTTACTTTCTCATATCATTGGATT